GAAGGTAAGTTGTTTGAAATGTTTCCCGATGCCAAAGCATCGAGCACAGTTTCTCGTCAACAAATTGTTACGGTAATGAAGAAACTGAAAACAGACAAGTACCCTTTGTGGTTGATGAAAACTAAAGTTGGTCGTGGTTTGTATGCAATTCCTGGAGGTTCAATTACCATGCCAGTGGCTGGCAATACTGCACTGCAACCGCAAGAAAGTGTTGACGTGGATTATACCAATGTTGATTCGTTAGTGCCGAGATTGGATGGCAACTACGTACCCTTCGGTAATTACAAAGACTTGGAACAGATTATTGTTACCAAGCAATTTTATCCCACTTACATTAGTGGTCCAACTGGTAATGGCAAGTCGACTTCCATTGAGCAAATCTGTGCGAAGCATCGTCGTCCCCTTATCCGTATCAACCTGAACAGCCAGACTGACGAAGATCAGCTGGTAGGTACAAAAACCCTTATCGATGGCAACGTAGAGATCGTTGAAGGTCCAGTCGTTATCGCCATGCGTATGGGTATGCCTATCTTGTTTGACGAGATTGATGCTGGTAACTCTAACACGCTGATGTGTTTGCAGCCTATCCTTGAAGGTAAGCCATTCTACTTCAAGTTGAAGAACGAACTTATCTATCCAGCTGAAGGTTTCAACATCTTTGCTACTGCAAACACTAAAGGTAAAGGTTCAGACGATGGTCGTTACATCGGTACCAACGTATTGAACGAAGCATTCTTGGAGCGATTCGCTGTTACCTTTGAACAGGAATACCCGAGTGCCAAAGTAGAAGTGAAGATTATTAAGAATCTGATGGAGTCCTTTCAATGCGTTGATGAGGAATTCGCAGAGACCCTCGTCAAGTGGGCTGAAGCAATTCGCCGCACTTTTGATGATGGTGGTGTGGATGAGACAATCACAACTCGTCGTATGATCCACATTGTTCGTGCCTTTGCAATCTTTAAAGATCGCAAGAAAGCAGTTGAGTTGTGTTGCAATCGTTTTGACTCTGCAACTAAGGTAGCATTCCAGGACTTGTTCGATAAGGTATCCAATCCTGAACCAGAAACGGTAGCCCCTACTGTTCCAGTGCAAGATGCAAGTACAGAAGTGCCATTTTAAACTTGACTTTAATTCGAAATCGTAGTATACTTATATTTGAAACTTGAAAAGGAAATTGATTATGTTGAAATTCGCTGACTTGTCCCTGTCACAAAAGAAGTGTGTTGTTGCTTTGATTGAAGCGCAACCTACTATTACGAAAACTGGTAAGATTACTTTGAAAGAAGTAGTTGCCATTACCCAAGATCTCGCTACCAAGCGTGCATCTGGTGCTCCGAAGATCGGTTATCCTAACTGGTTGTTCAAGAGCAACAAAGTAGAACGTGGGTTGTATCAACTGCCTGTTCCTACTGACAAAGAACTGAGCGACTATGCTCAGAACTCTGTCAAACCTACTGCTGTGAAGCAGAAGATCGTTAAGGTTAAGACTGCAAAGGTCAAGACCGTAGCGAAGAAGACTACTCAGAAAGCAGATCCTGCTCTTGAGAAGTCTCGTCTTCAATCAATCATTGACGACTCTGTTGCCCATGATGAAGACGTTGAAGACTTCAATGCTATTCTACGTGAGAATGGTATCGAAGTTTAAGTTGTTATTTTCCTTAGTCGAGAGGGGAACGCCATCCCCCTCTCGATCTTTTTCATTTTAGATGGTAACATGGAGATATTATGTCCAAACAAGCAAAACTATTAAACTATTTGCAAACTGGTGCTGAATTGACTGCTAAACAAATTTCAGGTAGCTTTGGTATTTCGCACCCAGCTTCTGCAATCCGTAACTTGCGTGAGCAAGGTCATTGTGTTTACACTAACAGTGCTAAACTTGCTGACGGTACACCTACTGCGAAGTATCGCATTGGTAAGCCAAGCAAGCGCATGGTTCAATTGGCAAACGCTATCTACGGTGCTGCTGCTTTTACTGCACAACGTAAACGCTAAAGTGATCGGGTCTGGAACTCTCCTCGGGTATCCAGACCCATTTTTCATTATGGAGATTTAATGGCAACGAAAGAAGACATTAAGAAGTCCCAATCAGCTACGACTGGTGGGCGTAAATTCGATGGTGGTAAACTTCAATATGGTTTGCTGCCTCCACTTGCATTGAAAGCAACAGTGGAGATTTTAACATTTGGTGCGGAGAAATACGAACCAGATAATTGGAAGAATGTTCCTGACTCAAAGCGTAGATACTTTGACGCAATGCAAAGGCATCTCTGGGCATGGAAAGAAGGAGAGCAAGACGATCCCGAAACTGGCAAGAACCACTTGGCGCATGCAATGTGCTGCCTGATGTTCTTGTATGAGCATGATGTGAAGTATTCAAAGGAAGATAAATGATTCGTCTTTGGTTAGTGTTTGCAATTCTATTTGCAGTATTCTATTTTTTAATTCCTGCACTCAGAAAGATGAGTGGCAAAGAGAAATGGGATGTAACTAAAACTGTTCTCTACAGTATGATATGTTCTTTCTTGGCAATAGGTGCCATGGTTTTAATTGTTGTTTTATTTTAAGGATTGAATATGAAAAGTGTTTTGAAAGTTACCGCAATTGTTGCCGCCATGGCTTTGGCCACTGGTTGTACTCGTATTGAAACTGGTGAGGTCGGTTTGCGAGTTGGCTTCGATAAACAGGTTAGCACAGGTGAGTTGCTTCCAGGTTCGTTCAATCAGGTTATCATTGGCGATGTTATTACATTCCCTGTCAAAGAAATTAGTGTCAAAGTGGAAGACATGACTCCATTGGCTCGAGATAATAGCACAATGAAAGACTTTGACACACTGGTTACTTACAACATCAATCAAGCACAAGTCGCTGAAATCTATAACAGCAAGAATCGTAGCTTCCATGCTGTTCATGATGGCGATGTTTACTTGATGTATAACTACATCTTCAATGCAGCACGTAACGCTATCTATAAAGCTGCTCGTAAGTATGAAGCATTGGAAATGGGTGATGCTCGTCAAGCAATGGAAACTGAAATCAAAGAGCAGATTATCCGCACACTGGCAGAAGAAAAGTTAGATGGAACCATCGTTATTGGTCAGGTTTTAATTCGTAACATCATTCCTGCTGATTCAGTTGTAGCTTCTGCCAACGAATTGGTTAAAGCAAAGAACGAATACAAGACTGAAGAAGTTAAAGTAGCCACTGCCAAGAAACGCAATGAGTCCATGCAAGCAAACCCAATGGCAATCCCGCTGTTGAAAGCAGAAGCTGAAGCTGAAGCAATGCGTCAACTGCCTGTTGCAATTGCTAACTTCAAAGGTCAGACGTTGGTGATCAATGGTGTTGTTACTCCAACTGTGCAAACTAACAAATAAATTTGACATATACCCCATTTTGGGGTATAATGTTTATACATAGTAATGTACATTTTTGAAAAGGAAATTAAATGAAACTATCTAAAGAAACCGTAGGACTATTCAAGAACTTTGCTGGCATCAACAGCAACCTTCTCTTGAAGCAAGGCAATAAACTTGCCACAATCTCAACTCAAAAGAATGTAATGTCCGACACAGTCGTGACTGAATCATTCCCTGCAGACTTTGGAATCTATGACCTCAATGAGTTCTTAGGTGCCATGAGTTTGTTCGATGATCCTGAGTTGGAATTCAGTGACAAGTTTGTAACCATCAAACAAGGTGGTGCAAGCATTAAGTATTTCGCTGCTGAAATTGGTAACCTAGTTGTTCCTCAGAAAGCAATCGTATTCCCAGAAGCAGAAATTGAATTCACAATGACCGCTACCATGCTCAATATGATTCAAAAGACTTCTTCAGTCTTGCGTGCAACTGACCTACAAATCGTTGGTGATGGTAGCAAGATGGTTATTCAAGTTGGTGACAAGAAGAATGTCACTGGCAATACTTACAATGCACAGGTAGGTTCTACTGATAAAGAATTCAAAGTCAATTTGAAAGTAGAAAACCTTAAGATGCTTCCAGGTGACTACCTAGTTAGCATTTCCAGCAAAAAGATCTCTCGTTTCAAAGCAACATCCAGCGAATTGGTTTACTACGTCGCAGTAGAAGCAGACTCAGTATTCAGCTTCTAAACTTGAGAGGGTGTAATTCCCTCTATTCTTTTTATATTATGGAGTTGTCATGATCAATAGCCGAGACGAAATGTTTCTATGGGTAGAGAAGTATCGCCCACAGAAGATTGATGATTGTGTTCTTCCTGAGTCACTCAAGAAAACTTTCCATGAGTACATCGCTCAGGGAGAACTTCCAACTTTCCTTTTTTGCGGTACTGCTGGTGTTGGTAAAACCACAGTAGCCAAAGCACTATGTAACGAGATCGGTGCAGAGTTTCTGTTCATTAATGGTTCAGAAGAATCTGGTATCGATGTTCTGCGTACCAAGATCAAGTCCTTTGCGTCTTCAGTATCACTGACTGATGCCAAGAAAGTTGTTATCCTTGACGAAGCAGATTACCTAAATCCAAACTCAACCCAGCCAGCCTTGCGAGCATTCATTGAAGAATTCTCTGCCAACTGTCGCTTTATCTTTACTTGTAACTACAAGAATCGTATCATTGAACCATTACACTCACGTTGTGCAGTGGTTGACTTCAAGATCGATAACAAAGACAAACAAGATACGATGGCTGCATTCTTCAAACGTGCAGTCCAGATTCTCAAACAAGAGAACATTGAATTCGATCAGAAGGTAGTTGCCGAGGTAGTTGCAAAACACTTTCCAGATTACCGTAGGGTTCTGAACGAACTTCAACGCTACTCTGTTTCTGGTAAGATTGATACTGGCATTCTAGTCAATGTTGGTGAAGAGTCATACAAAGAACTCATGAAGAACTTGCGTGAAATGAACTTCACCGAAGTACGTAAGTGGGTTGGTAAGAACTCTGACATGGATTCTGTTGCGTTGTTCCGAGAACTTTACGACAACGCCAGCACTCTACTTGAACCACAAAGCATTCCTCAACTGGTCATTACATTAGCAGAGTATCAGTACAAGGCAGCATTCGTTGCTGATCATGAACTAAATACTATGGCAGCGTTGACCGAAGTTATGGCCAACTGTAAATTCAAATGAGGACTGGTCATGGAAGAGTTTCTAATATTGGTTGGTGGGTTTGTTTTAGGATGGATAGCTAGAGAGTGGCTTGCTTTGCATAGAATGAATCGTATTTTTAATCAGATGCAGATTCATGAACAAGAAGAGGAAATGGAGAACTTGATTCCCATTAAAATAGAATATCATGACGATAAATTCTACGTATACCAGCAAGGATGTGGCACCTTCATGGCTCAAGGAACTTCAAGAAACGAGCTAGAAGAAAATCTAACGAAGCGATATCCAGGTAAGAAGTTTGCGGCAAACAATAGTAACCTACAAGAAGTAGGTTTCAAATGAGTCCATTTGATTTCCTAAATGCAATCAACGACAACAAGAAGAATCTTTTTGAAGATCCACAGGCAGAGAAAGACTACTCTCCCTTCATGGTGAACAGGGGTTTGTCATATTTCCATGACACTGTTCTTTATGCTAATCAGATGAATCGTTACCCAGCGATTCCGAGGTCTTGGCAATTTCACTATTTCCTAAATACTATACCTAAGAAGAAAAGGTTTAGTAAATGGGCGAAGAAAGATGCCGAGACTAAATCTCTTCAACTCATTAAGGAATACTACGGTTATTCTTTTGAGAAGGCGAAAGAGGCATTGAGCGTCCTTTCTGAAGAGCAATTGAGCATAATTGAACAAAAATTACAAAAAGGTGGAAAATAATGACTGTTGAAATGATTTATTACGACTGGACCGCAGAGTCCATGCTTGAAGTGACACTACCCGAACCAGACAACTTTCTCAAGGTTCGCGAGACACTTACTCGCATCGGCATCGCTTCCAGAAAAGAACAAAAACTATTTCAATCCTGCCACATCTTACACAAGCAGGGTAGATACTTCATAGTGCACTTCAAAGAACTCTTTGCACTTGATGGAAAAGAATCTAATATCACATCAGGCGATATTGAACGTAGGAATGCTATAGCGGGACTGCTTCAGGATTGGGAGTTATTAAAAATTATAACTCCAACCAAAGCAGAACCAAAGGCATCTCTTTCTCAGATTAAGGTAGTTTCTTATAAAGAGAAAGAGGACTGGGAACTTGTTCCTAAATATAACATTGGTAAGAAGACTAAATAATTTTACATGAGGAATTTAACTATGATCAAACTTGATCTGAGCATTGAAGAAGTAAACACAGTTTTGCGTGTGTTGGGTAAGCATCCTTTTGAAGAAGTAGTTTCTTTGATTGGTAAGATTAAATCGCAGGGAGATCCCCAAGCTGAGGAAATCGCCAAGCAAGTTGAAGCCACAAAACCAGCAGCCCCAGCAGCGTAAGGGTTTTCATTAGTCTATTTTAATGATTTCCATTAGGGACTTAGTGTTCAATAGAAGCTAAGTAGTTATGTCCATATTGGACATATACCTAGGAGATAACTATGAAGTGGACTACCCCAGCAGCAAGCGATATGCGTTTTGGTTTTGAAATCACAATGTACATTGCTAATCGCTAAATAGAATACGTATTGGCTTCACCTTAGGACCGCTAAGAAACGAAGCGTTATAAAGCGGACATGACGCACGATGTCGCTGGAATCGTAACCAGCAACCCTCTATGCCCATTTGGGGTAGAGTATTTTAATTAACTCGCTTAATAGGAGAAAAACCATGGGAAATCATTTTCCAAACATTGCATTATTTGGTCCAGGATTTAAGGACTTCGACAAATTCTTTGTCGGCTTTGATGAATCAGCAAAACAATTACAATCGTTACATGCTGATCTAACTAAAAATATCCCCAACTACCCACCGTATAACATTCGTAAGAATAATGAGAACTCATACACAATCGAAATCGCAGTCGCTGGTTTCGGACAGAATGAGATCGATATCGAGATTGACGGTGGCAAGTTAATTGTCAAGGGTAATGTGGACGCAAGTCTTGATGCTTTAGAAGACAACTTCTTATTCAAGGGTATTGCTACTCGTGCGTTTACTCGCGCATTCGCTATCGATGATCATATCGAAGTAAAGAACGCAGAACTATTCAATGGTATGCTTAAGATTGCTTTGGAGCGTTTAGTCCCAGAAGAATCCAAGCCAAAGAAAGTTCCAGTCAAGACTGGTAAAGGTAAGCAATTCTTACAAGAGGACGGATATGACCAAGCTGCTGAAACA